CTATTGAAAAAGATGCAGCTAACCAATTGTTAGGTAAAGAACCAGGACAACGTGGTAGAAAAGCAGACCCAAATAAACCAGAAAAAGCACCTTCAACAGGTAAAAGAGGAAGACCAGCAGGTGAAGGTCCTAAAAAAGCTACTTTAACTCCTGGAGATGATGGATTTGATGATGTATCATATAACGAGCCTGAAGAAGATGAAGCAGTAGCAGCTGTAGGAAGTGATGAAACAGCAAAAGAATTAGGCCAAGCAGCTTCAGTAAGTAAAGATGAAAACTTTGATCGTATCCGTACAGGTTTAATGAAAAAAGCTAGAGCAGCTAAAGGTGAATTAAGCGCGGCAGATGCTCAATTAGCTAATCAAATCATTAACACAGCTAAAGAAAAATACAAATTTAATACTACTCAAGTAGATGCTTTAAGAGCTGTAGCTGGCCTATAATATGAAAAATAAAACTATAAAATTAAATATATCGCACCTAATTATGGGTGCGATTATTTTACTCCTTTTACTTGTTGTATTTTTACGTCCTGAAATGGTTGGATTATCAAAATACGATAAAGAAAAAAAGGAAATAGATAGTTTAAATAATGTATTGATTGATTTACAAAAGAAACAAGTTGAATTAGATAATTCAATTTTAGTTCATCAACAAAAAATTGATTCATTAGATAATGAAATTAATACAACTCATCAAGAAATAACAGATATACGTTCCCGCTATGATAAAAAAATTAAAGATATTACTACCTATACTCCTTCTCAGCTTAACGACTTTTTCTCAGAAAGATACTAGCAAAGTATGTTTTGATTACAAAACAGCTCAAAAAATAGCTACTGATTTAGTTAAAGGAGATGCTGCTATTGAAGAATTGGGTAAAACCCAAAAATTGGTTTTTCAACTAAAAGAAAAAATAGTTGAAAAAGATAGTATTATACTTGATTATAAAGTAAAAGATAGTGTTTGTATTGAACAAAATAAAACACATTATAACATTCAACAAAAACAAACTAACATAATTACTGGTCTTGAAAAAGATGTAACTACTTTAACAACTCAAAATAACAATTTAAAAAAAGGACTTAAATGGGTTAGTGGAGGATTCTTGGGATCCTTAACTGCTTTGCTTATATTATTATCGATTAAATAATTTATGTCTGAATTAAAAAAAGCAATAAGAGAAGAATACATAAGGTGTGCCACATCCCCGGCGTATTTTATGAAAAAATATTGCTATATTCAACACCCAAAACGTGGACGTATTCAATTTAATTTATACCCATTCCAAGAAAAGGTTTTAACATTATTTCAAGAAAATCCATATTCAATTGTTTTAAAATCTAGACAGTTAGGTATATCAACATTAGCAGCAGGTTATTCTCTTTGGTTAATGTTATTTCATCAAGATAAAAACGTACTTTGTATTGCAACCAAACAGGAAACTGCAAAAAACATGGTTACAAAAGTACGATTTATGTATGATAGTTTACCTTCATGGTTAAGAGAAAAAGATAAACCCGTTGAAGACAGTAAGTTAACGTTACGATTAAATAATGGTTCCCAAATTAAAGCAACAGCAGCATCAAGCGATGCCGGTCGATCAGAAGCCGTTACTTTATTAATTATAGATGAGGCAGCATTCATTAACAACATTGGTGAGATATGGGCCTCAGCTCAACAAACATTAGCAACTGGTGGTGGATGTATTGCATTATCTACTCCTTATGGTACAGGTAACTGGTTCCATAAAACATGGGTTTCAGCTGAAATGGGTGAAAATAGTTTTTTACCTATTAAGTTACCTTGGCAAGTCCATCCTGAGAGAGATCAATTATGGAGGAATCAACAAGATGCAGATTTAGGTCCTAAAATGGCTGCACAAGAATGTGACTGTGATTTTAGTACTTCTGGTGATACTGTATTTTTAGCTGACGAGATAGAATTTTATGAAAAAACATATATTAGAGAACCACTTGAAAAACGTGGAGTAGATCAAAATTTATGGATTTTTGAACCCTCAGATTACTCAAGAAATTATCTAATCACAGCGGATGTTGCTCGTGGAGATGGAGCAGATTATTCTACATTTCATATTTGGGATATTGAAACATATGCTCAAGTTGGAGAGTATAGAGGACAAATTGGTACAAAAGATTTTGGACATTTACTTGTTGGTATAGCAACCGAATATAATAATGCTTTATTAGCACCTGAAAACTCTAGTGTAGGTTGGTCAACTATTCAAACTATCATGGATAGAGGGTATCATAATTTGTATTTTTCACCTAAAGGAAATGCTTTAACAGTGGATACATATTTTGATCCTTATATGGATAATAGTAAAATGACACCTGGTTTTACAATGTCTTCTGCTACACGCCCTATTTCAATAGGTAAATTTCAAGAAGCAGTTAGAGATAGAGGAATAGTTATTCGATCTATTCGACTTATGGAAGAAATGAAAGTATTTATCTGGAGAAATGGACGAGCAGAAGCTCAACCTGGCTATAACGATGATTTAGTTATGGCTGCTTCTATTGGATGTTTTTTAAGAGACACAGCATTTAAATTAAGACAAAATGGAATGGAAATGACTAAAAGTATGTTAAACGGTATTCATACTAATAAAACAACATATGCTGGAGGTTATTCATCTCAATATGTTAACCAACATAATAATAACCCATTTAAAATAGATAACCCATACTCAAATGATCAAGAAGATATTTCTTGGTTGGTATAATATAATATAACATGGCAGATAAAGGCTTATTTACCCGATTAAAACGTTTATTCTCAACTGATGTAATCATTAGAAATGATGGTGGAAACCAGTTAAAAGTAATGGATGTTAATAAAATTCAAGTTTCAGGTGATTATGAAACAAATGCACTTGTAGATAGATTTAATCGAATCTACACTAATTCACACTCATCAATTTATGGATATCAAAGTAGTTTTAATTACCAAACTTTACGCCCCACACTTTATTCCGAATATGATTCAATGGATACAGATGCTATCATTGCTTCTGCCTTAGATATTATAGCTGACGAAAGTACATTAAGAAATGATATGGGGGAAGTACTTCAAATTCGTAGCTCGGATGAAGATGTACAAAAAATCTTATACAATTTATTTTATGATGTATTAAATATTGAATTTAATCTTTGGCCTTGGATTCGAAATATGTGTAAGTATGGTGATTTCTTTTTAAAATTAGAAATTGCTGAAAAATTTGGTGTATATAATGTAATACCATACAACGCATTCCATATTGAAAGACAAGACGGATACGATAAAGAACACCCAGCATCAATTCGATTTAGATTTGATCCCGATGGTATATCATCTCCATCAGACTATGGTTATTACAACGTTCCAAACGCAGGAGGTCAAGCAGGTTCAATTTATTTTGACAACTATGAAATGGCTCACTTCCGTTTGTTAACGGATACTAACTTTTTACCTTACGGTAGATCATATTTAGAGCCTGCTCGTAAATTGTTTAAACAATATACTATGATGGAAGATGCGATGTTAATCCATCGTATTGTTAGAGCACCTGAAAAACGTATATTTTATATTAATGTTGGAAATATTGCACCTGCTGAAGTAGAAAACTTTATGCAAAAAACAATTTCCAAAATGAAACGTACTCCATATATTGATCAACAAACTGGTGATTATAACTTGAAGTACAACATGCAAAATTTACTTGAAGATTTTTATATCCCAGTACGAGGTAATGATAGTGCAACCAAAATTGATAATTTAGCTGGTTTGCAATGGGATGGGATTCAAGACGTTGAGTATTTAAGAGATAAATTATTTGCTGCTTTAAAGGTACCTAAAGCATTTATGGGATATGAAAAAGATTTAACAGGTAAAGCTACATTAGCTGCTGAAGATATCCGATTTGCCCGCACTATTGAACGACTCCAACGTATTGTAATTTCAGAGTTAACTAAAATTGCTTTGGTTCACTTATACGCTCAAGGTTACCGTGATGAAAGTATGACAAACTTTGAATTATCATTAACTACTCCTTCTATTATATACGATCAAGAAAGAATAGCATTGATGAAAGAAAAAGTTGATTTAGCTAATCAAATGGTAGAAGCTAAATTAATGCCTACTGATTGGATTTACGAAAATATATTCCACTTAAGTGAAGATCAATACGATGAATATAGAGACTTGATTATTCAAGATGCAAAACGTAAATTCCGTTTAGCTCAAATTGAAAACGAAGGTAATGATCCACTTGAAACAGGTAAATCTTATGGTACTCCACATGATTTAGCAGCTTTATATGGTAGAGGTAGATATGAAAATGGTGAAGTTCCTTTAGGATATGATGAAGATAAAGATTTAGGTCGCCCTGAAGAAAAAGTAACTGATAAAAATACCCAAGATAACGCATTTGGTAAAGATAGAATTGGAGCCGTTGGCATGAAAGTAGATGGAGATGAATCAGATTCAATTAAACCTAAATTTCAAGGTGGTTCCCCTTTAGCATTAGAAACTAAAATTAAGCGAAATAAAAATGCTTACCAATTTAATTCTATTAAAAACCAAGAGAAACAAATCATATTTGAATCAGATGTTAAAGGAAATTCGCTGTTAGATGAATCACAGATACGAGAGTAAAAAAATTCCATATATTTATAAATAAACAAATATAACAAGAATGCAAGTAAAACATTCAAAGTATAAAAATACGGGTATCCTCTTTGAACTTTTAGTTCGTCAAATTACCACAGACACGCTAGATGGTAAGGATTC